CAAATTTGAAAGTCTGCGGGGTAGTCGTGCATGACTGAGCCAGGTTTACTGAATTGGCTCTGGAACATCCGAGTTGCATGCCCCGCATTGTGACAGAATTGCGGTGGATGGTAGATTTTGCTCTTGATGTCGTAGACGCTGTACATTCGTAGTACCATTTTCGAGGTTCCTCATTAGCTTCGTGAAGCGTTGTTGTAGGATTGTTTCTTTTGCCCGGAGACGGGCGAGCCGCATCTTTTCACTTGGTGGTAGGTCTTTTAGTGCACGTTGCCTCCTTTCGTGTTTAATAGTGGGTAGATGATGTTTCGATTCAGGTAGTTTGTCAAGAAGTTTATCGTAGAAAGGTGGAATTCCGAACTTCTTTCCCAGGTGTGTGATGTAGTCTTTATCGTATTGGCTTTCGCCGTATTTTTCGAACCAGTAAGCACCTATGCCGGGACGGCGTGACATTGTGATGTATTCTGGTTCTAGATAGTAGCATTCACCGGTTTCCATATCTGGATGACCGTTTAGGTAATGAACTGCGGCGTCAGCACCGTTGATTTTCTTTGTTATATATCGGGCCACGTATGCGGCAGATTGCCAGGTGACTTCACCTATAATAGCTATGCCGTGACCCCACAGTTCAGTAAGGATTGATGAGGTATATAATTTGTGTTCTTGTTGGTTTACTCGAATTCTTGCGTTGCTCGAATTCTTGTAGTTCACCCATTGGACCCGGTCTGGAAATTGAAAGTTGAAGACGCAGGCATGGTGATGCGGTCTGCGGAGTTTTTCCCCGTATTCTCCACAATGGAAATAGCGGATTGGGAAGTGGTTGGTACCGGGGACTGGCTCATAACCTTTGAAGCGTTTGCGTAGGCGTTTCATGAAGTCCTGGAAGTCCTTCTTACAGACGGAGCCCTCTCCACAGGGGTTTTCATTGCGTATGAGCCGTCTTTTATATATCGGGCATGTTTCGCATTGTTTGGTTGAGATGGGCATGTATTCGTCTGCGTAGGTTAGGGTTATGAAGCAGTTTTGTTGCCAGTTTTGGGCTTCGTGGATACATCGTATCGCCCACTGGCGTGACCGTGTTATGCGGCAGGAGAGACATTGGCCGCAGGGAAGGTCGACATGGTCGTAGGGTCCATATGGTGAGACATCGGATAGTTTGAAGGAGAGAAGTTGCTTTCCGGTTTCGGTCCGGTGAATAAGTGATCGATATGCCTTTAAGGGTTTAGTACAGGACATATTGCCTCCGATCGCTGGTTATAGGTAATTCGTCCGTTCGGCCCTATTTGGGGGCCTCACTACATGCTGAAACGCGGAAGCGTTCAGCCTAATTTATTTAACTGATGCTGTTCAAGGAAAAGAGTATGGGGTCCGAAGACCCCATTAAAGGAAGGTTGCTGAATCATAGGCGGTAGCCGCCACGTGGGACCGAGAGACGGAGATTCTTTTTGTTTATGCCTGCGCCTTTTCGGAAAAGGCGTTTTGAACGGCGTTTTTTCATGCGTCGACGCATTGCCATGATAGTCTCCTATTTGAAGATGTCGGCTCTTGAGGGGCCTCCATAGTTTGGTTTACGGACGGATGGATTCGTCCAGCGTTTTTCCACCTTGCGGGTGGAGTTGGAAGTGGCCTTGCGGTATTTTTCGGCCAGTGCCTTGCGGCGTTTTTCTTCTGCTGCATTTTGTTGGGCCATGGCTCGATCTTCTTTTGTTTGGGCCATGACCTCTTTGGCGTTGGTGACCAGTTCTTTCATTTTCTTGCCCTGGTCGGCTGCGGCAGCAGCGGCAGCGGCAGCGGTAGGATTGGCTCCGCTTATTTTAGCGAGCCGTGCAGCAGATGAGGGGTTCATTGCTGTAGGATTGTCCTCCAAGTATTTTTCCGCGCGTTTATCTGCTCGTAGTTCGACGTTTTCACGTTCGCGCGTTGTGTCTAGATTTCTGGTTGTGGCTCTGGCTTGTTTGACCTGGGCGGCGGCAGATACAGCGCCCATTACGCCAGAACCAATGTCGGGTATGTTTGCCTTGGAGCCAGCGGGGGTTGAAGCACCTTGACCCTTGGCAGCAAGGATTGGGTTGAGTCCAGCCGCGTATAGATCCGCTACGGATCTTTGATATGCGGTGTTGGACATTTCTCGCTGGAACTCGCGATTTATGCGAGCTTCACGTTGTTCGGCCAGCGTTTGATAGGTTGATGCGGCTGCGCCGAATAGTCCACCTACGACTCCCATTGGATTCCTTTCTAGAAGTGATCGATCATCCCAGGAACGGAGAACGTGGGAAGCGGTCTGGTGGCCTTTATGGAGTAGAACCCGTCAAAGATGAATTGCGGTTCGTCGGTAACTGCGACGATACGTTCTACTGGTGGGTTTTCCTCGATGAAGACGTTGTTGAGCACCGGAGCTGCTGCGAAGTCTTGGGACAGGTGCCAATTATCGAGGGACGCGGTTGCGTCGGATCTAAGAACGCCGGTGATACGGCTCTGGGCGTGCCGATATTCGGCCCACCGTTCTTGATAGCCGAAGACGAGGTCATCTTCGGCAGACACCCCGGAAGCAAAGATTTCCTTTCGGAGAACTTCTTGCTCCCCTAGATTTCTAAGGGCAGGCCAATAGAAATCGTATTTCGTCTGCCTGGACCACATGCGGTCCATGCCCTGCTGGTAAGTTAAGTCTGCTCGCACGGAGACAAGGCCGAGTATTACGGAGTGCTCGACAAAGGACTTTGTAAAGCCAACGCCAGATTGGACAGAGTAACCGATAGCAGCAAGGTGACCTTGCGGGGTAATGTCTGCGACAATGTTAGAGGCGGTAGTTTGTGCGATTGGTTGGACAACGACAGGAGTGGACCCGCCTCCCAGGTATTCGGGGCGTTGGAGTCGTGCGTCAGGAGATACGACGCGAAAATGCGACCGGATGATTTCGGTGTAACGAGTGCCGCCACGTGCGTCACGTTCTAGCATTTTTTGGAGCTGGAATGCCTCACGTAGTGAATTGATAGTAGCAGCAGTAGCGTTAGAAAGGTCTGCTCGAATGTTGGGAAAACCCGGGTTGTTCGGGTCTTCTTCGAAGGCGAACTGGAAGGTCGCGTTTCCATCGGCAAATTGGCCGGAGGCGTAGGTTTCGGTTGCGGTTCCGTCAGTTTCGTAGACGGTTTGGTTGGTGAGAGTATAGGACTGGTCGACATGTCCGATTCCGCTAACGGGTGCGGAGTCCCCAAGTGGGAGGTCGACGGCGTCGCCTTTCTGAGGCCACGGAAGCGCACTTGTGAAGTAGTCGCGACGCTTGCCTCTTTTACGCAGTCCATAAGCAGAAGCAGTATCGGGACCATCACCAGTAAGCATAACCATAGGATTCTGGAGGTTTTCATCGCGAAACCATTCGTTGTAGATCAGGGCGTAGGCCCTGGGGTGGAGTGCGTTGCAGTTGATTTCTTTGCCTATAGGCAGACCCATGTAGTCGTAAAGTGATTCCTCGACCCAACCGCCCACAGGGGCAGTGATTTGAGGGACGACATAGTCGGTGGAGTCTCCGGGGGCATCTTGTTGGCCCATGAACCGCTCCCAGTTCTCCCAAAGGAGACGGTTGGGGACTGCGAAGAAGAAGAAGTCCATTCGCATATTGTCCATGATAGGGACGAGAGGGGTCGCGAGACGGGCCACGGATGAGAGGCGAACATTGAAGGTGTCGCCTGGAAGGGCCTCCTGACAGAGGATAGGGATTAAATCACCTGCATTGAATGCGGTTTTATAGCCATGGTCGAGTGAGAAGGTTGATCGAGCCACATCGGCGGTTGGTGCCTGGTTGAAGGAGTGGCTCATGACTGATGGTTGAGAGTAAGTTTTGGGCATTGCATTTGCCTTTCTTGAGCCGAGGGGTGTCAGAGGGACAGTACATATCAAGCAAAGATTGTACTGTCCCGCCTGAGCACCCCACGAAGCTAAGCGGAGGCACCGCTTAGAGGTTCGGTATCCGTGGAGGGTTTCGGAGGCTCAGGAGCCTCCACAGGAGCTGTGGGAGGCTGGTAATTTTTGGGGGCGATGAGGCCCATTTCCCTGCATGCCTCTAGGTTTGCAGGGTTTTCCAGGAATGTGATGAGTTGGCCCGGATCGTTGTTGAACTTCGTCCGGAGCTCAGATGGAAGTGCCATGAAATCGTCTTTGGCTTTGATGATACGATTCTGGCAGGATTGGTAATCGTCGGCGTTGGAGAAGTCGCCGTAGGTTGCGCCCGTCTGGAACGGGGGTAGCACGCCTTGAGCGTGCATCTTGCGCATGATTGTGTTGATGTTGACCTGCTCGCGATGTTGCTGCTCGACAGGAGTTTTATCGCCGGTATCCAGTTGGACCCGCTTGCGGGGTTTGGCCGGCGAAGGTTCAGGGATTGATCGAGACATCTTTTTCGCTTTCGCTGATGAGATCGGCAACCGTGCAGATCAGGGTTGGATTGGCCAGGGGTTCGAGTTGGGCGGTAGCATCGTCGTATGCGCCCAGCTCCCAAATTTGAAAGTCTGCGGGGTAGTCGTGCATGACTGAGCCAGGTTTACTGAATTGGCTCTGGAACATCCGAGTTGCATGCCCCGCATTGTGACAGAACTGCGG